TTTTCACCCCGTCTTGAGTCGGGTCTACCAGTATTGGCTTGCAGTACGCTGTGATACCTATAGAGGTACTGGGTGAACCTCTCTGTCTTAGTTTTGCGGCAAACTCGTTGCAGGTGTCGATACTACGGAAGCACATAGCCTCACGACAGTCATCATTAGCTACCTCGACGCCACCTATAGTCATTATCAAAACAAAAACGTGGATCACAGCGCATACTTCTTACTCAGGTTCGCTAGGCCAAGTGATCTCCCAAGGAAAACCATCTTGTGCAGGAACATCTCTAAGAGCTTGACGATAAGTACCCCAAGCAGTCTTTTGCTCGTCAGTGAGAGGTGAGTCAGCAAGTTGCGTCCAATCACAAGCAGCAAGTTTTTTGTCTCGCTCTGCTCTTTGGTTTTCTGCCTGCTTGGCATCCATACGCGCTTCATAAGCAGCCTGATTATCAGCGGCGGTTGTTACAGTACCGTCTTCGTCAGTGGTGTCAGTGAAGACAGGGCCGAGGATATACTTGGTGTACCACTTGCCGTCTTCTTTTTGCTCAACACCATCATACTGACTGTGCTGATAAACCGTGCCACCAGTAGCTGCCGGGCCTTCAAAAACCACATCGCCACCAGCGCCATTGATCCACGCTTCTGTCAAAGTTGGAGGAGGTAAAAGATGAGCAAACTCTCTTCTGTACTCGCTCTCGTACATCACCTGTCCGGTGTCTCTGATTCGTATACGCATCGTTTGTCTCCTATGCGATAGCTAAAAATATGTAAGTTCCACCGCTGGCATTCAATCCTGCTGGTGCGGAGCTTGTTACGGTAAATCCACTGGAAAGCGGATCAATATAGTCTGTGCCTGTTACTTCGACTGCTGTGGAGTTTAAGAGCAAGTATGGGTCATTACCTGCAACTATGCCTCTCTCGCTGTCGTAAACGTACCAATCACCAGTAGAGTCTGTACGCTTAATAAGAATAAACCTAGCACCAGAAGTAAATCCGCAGTCTACGTCTAGGTTTGCGGCGGTTCCTGTGTAGCTTCCTACTTTAGAAATACCTGCGAGTGTGGCGAATAGATAAACTATGTAATCTGAACCAGAAACATTATTATTTGCTTCTGTTACCCATCCCTCCACATCAAAATCTGTAGCATTAAAGTAACTAGAATGTGTGTATGTTCCCGCAGAGCCATTGCTAAGATTTAAATACAAAGAAGTTCCATTCGCTCCTACTTGCCATTCGCTAGTAGTATCCCGCCTTTTTAAAATTGCTAGTTCTGGAGTAACGCCAAGATTATGATTTAAGTCTCTTCGCACTGTATTGCTTGGAGAACCATTACCAGTATAAGCCACCACATCCATAAAGCCTGTGGCGCGTTTGAACATCCAGACTAAATCACTTTCGCCGCTAGCATTTGGTGTTGTATCAAGATTTATTCCTGTGTAATTAACGCCATCCATATCATCAAAATTACACACTAATGATGTATTAGAAAATTCTGCGCTTGTTGATGGAAGTTGAAGCGTTTGATTCTTACCTCTCAGTCTGTCTCTAAAATTGAAATAAACATTAGCAGGCGTTCTTCGTTGCCCTATATACAAATCAACAGGAAAACCTGAATCAATAGAAGCTGCCGCACCAGTACCAGTGTAAGTAACAGGCTTAAAAACATCCGTACCCGCTTCAGGAGTCTTCATAGGTCTGCGGATGGCTATGTAGATAGCATCGCCGCTGCTTAATATATTGTTTCCGTAGACTGTAAAGCCAGTAGCATTAACGTCTATGCCCCAAGTGTTTACGTTTTCTGCTCCTGAAGTATTGGGAAATAAAGCAGCATCTCCGTCTCCGCTTACGCCTCCAGTTACTATTCCGCGCATAACATCAAAGATATACCAATTAACTGCTTGGTCTGCTGCTTTTACTAGTATCCACTGAGGCTCCCAACCAAGATTTACAGTTGTGCCAGAATAGTTATGAGTAAAACTCCCACACTTAATAATAGACTCATCACCATTATCACCGAATGATTGGTCGTCGCTGGCGAATAGGTAGGCGACAAACTGACCACCGCTAATATTATTAACATTCGTTCCTACAGTAAATTCAGTATCTGTAGGGCTTGTACTACCCCAAGCGGTTGTGGAAGTTACTTTGGCTGCCGTAGTATTAAGATACATTAAGCCAGTGTTGCCATTTGCTTCGTGATAAGTAGGCCATCCTACAGCAGCGTCTAATCTTTTAATTATTATTACTGCTGGAGTAGAGCCAAGATTGTGAGATACAGTTCTAGTCGTACCAGTACCAGTATAAGTAACTACATCAAAGAAACCTGCTTGTTTGCGGAATGACCAAGAGGCGTAATTAAACGAGTATGGGCCGCCAATAAGACCACTACTTGCCTCCACATCAAAGCCATCTGAATTGTAGTCAATATAATTTGAGCTATCGTAAATTTCTTGGTCAGTTTTGTTAGTGTGCAAATGTTTATTTGTTCTTTCTGTATCAAAAACAAAATTATCATATGCATTATCACGACACTTTATCCAAACCATTCCGCCTTCGCCAGAAAGGTCAATTCCATTAGTAATGGTTTGTGGTGTTGAAGCGCCTTCATACAAATAACTAGAGAACACATCGTCTACATAAGAAGGTACATTCCCAGCAATAGGCCAGACACCTTGCTTGGTGTATTCAGCGGCTTGATCCATCGTCCAAACACCAGAAGCAGCGCCATCTTGGAACGGCCCTGTGGGAGTCGTAGGATTCTTTGTGATTATCCCGCCTTCGTAATCTTTAATAGACATATGTAACCTACGCTATCGCTAAGAAGATGTATTCGCCGCCACTGGCATTAAGCCCGGCAGGAGCAGATGATGTTACTGTAAAGCCACTGGATAATGGGTCAATGTAGTCTGTGCCTGTTACTTCAGCGGCTGTAGAGTTTAGTAACAGGTACGGGTCATTACCTGAAGTTATTCCACGCAGACTATCGTAGACATACCAATCACCCGTTGAGTCAGTGCGTTTTATAAGAATAAATCTAGCACCTGCGGTGAACCCACAATCAACGTCTACGTTACTGCCTGTTCCTGTGTAGCTTCCTACTTTAGAAATACCTGCTAGTGTGGCAAATAGGTAGGCTATAAAATTATTTCCAGATGTATTATTTACGCCGCCTACAGAAAATTGAGTATCAGTAGGAACTGTAGAGTTCCATATATTTGCGCCTGTTTGTTTTTGACTAGTTAAATTTAATTCTAAATAATCAGTTGAGCCAAATCCATTTACCCAAACAAACCAGTTTCTTACACCAGATCTATCTTTTACAATTAAAAGCTCAGGAACAACGCCTAAGTTGTGTGTTTCTGCATGAGCAGTCCCATCACCAGTATAAGCCACCACATCAAAGAAACCCGGAGCGCGTTTGAACATCCAAGAGTAGTAGTTTGATGCTGTACTTGAATAGGCAAGCCAACCATTCTGATAGTCGAATTGAGCTAGACTTGCAGTAGCTTCTGCGGCAGTCTGGTCAGTATATAACCACTTGCCTTGAGTAAGTCTAGAAGTGATTTCATTACTTGCTACACTTGTATCAGCTCTCAATGCCATATCAACAGGAAAAGAAGATCTAAAACCCGGCTCATCACCATCACCAGTAGATCCAAGACTATCAATAGCAAAAACCTCAGTCCCAGACTCAGGAGTCTTCATAGGTCTGCGGATGGCTATGTAGATGTAGTCGCGATTTGCGCCAAAGTTATCTTGCTTAAACCCAGTGGACGTTAAGTAGTATCTACCATCGCCTGTTTGTGCTTCGGCATCGGAAGTGTTTGCCTCTACATAAGCAGCATCACCGCCCGCTTCCCACCCTCGCATACTATCTATAACTCGCCAATCACCAGCAGTGCTTGAATCTGTGCGTTTTACAAGTAACCATTGAGGCTCCCAGCCAAGATTTATTGTTGCATCTTCATTGGCGTCAGTAGTATAACTCCCACACTTAATAATCGATTGATCTGCTGTGTCACCAAATCTTTGGTCATCGTGGGCGAATAGGTAGGCGACGTAGTATGAGTTGGAGCCATTAACCTTCGCATCAGCGGTTCCAGAAAATGTCACAGATGTTGAATTAGCAGTTACTGTAAAACCTTCAGTATTTTCTGCTATTGTTGAGTTCAAACGTAAAAATTTTCCAGTTGTTAAGTCTTTATGATAAACACACCAATCTGCGCTAAAGTTTGTTCTTTTAAAAATAATGCAGGCAGGAGTTGAGCCTAAATTATGATTAAATGTATTGCTCCAACCAGCATCAACAGTGTTATAAGTAACTACATCAAAGAAACCTGCTTGTTTGCGGAATGACCAAGAAACGTAGTCTTCAAGATTCGTATTAACTAATGAGTCAGCACCAATGCTAAATCCGTCTGAATTAAATGACGTAACAGTATCTGAGTTTGTTTGCTCGCTATCATTTTTGTTGCTGTATATTTCCTTTGTAGCGCCACGTTCTGTATCGTATAAACCGTTGTCATACGCGGCGGTTCTTCCTTTAATCCAAACAAGACCGCCTTCACCATCGAGGTCTATACCATTACTTATAGATTGAGTACCTGAATCGCCCGTCCACAAATACGTAGAGAACACATCGTCTACATAAAAGAACGGCCCGTTGATAGGCCACAGGTCTTGACCTCTGGCTTGCAGTATCTGACTTGGAGTCCACTTACCGGAATAATTAGGCATCAGTTACCTCCACCCAAGATGTTGTTTCTTCGTCCCAGCTATAAAGGTTTCCGTCATCTGGGTAAGGTGTCGGAGGATCAAACGAACAAGTCTCTTCATTAAAGACCCAAGAAGCGTACCCATTTTCTGCCCACAGTGCTTTGGCTTCATCCTGCTTGGTGGTCTTTTCTTCTTCTGTCATATCACGAACT